GAGGAGTTTGAGAAAACTGCCTCTTTGTCCCATCTTCCCTGTGTTGTTTCTGATGATGATGGCAAAGTTCTTGGATCCGATCGTAGATCTGTCATAGACGCCGTCTTTGAGTGGTCGCGTGGCAAGTCACATTTGTATATTCATTATCCTGATGTTGTTTATGTCCTGTGTCCCACAAAGAAGTGTAATTGCAGTGTTGATAGACCCACTGAGGGTCGCAATCGCCGAGGTGGCAAACCTGGTAGGCACCTTAAAAAGAAAGGTCAAGCCAAACAAGGTCGTGTCGCTCGCCATTTGCGTAAAGTTCGTCGTGGGTTTGTTGTGAAGGCCCCATCTGGTGAGCATGAATATGTGACTTACCGTGAGGCAGCGAAATGGTTGGAGGATGCTAAAGAAAAGGATCTCAACAGTTATACTGGTGAGTTGTACCGCCGTCATCTGCGTCAAGCAATTGAGCGCGGAGACTGCGATGTTCATGGGAATCCCATAGATTCTGATTCTGAAGAAGATGATGATTCTGTTGATTTTTCTGATGAGCAAGTTCCTTATCGTTACATGCTTTCGAAATTTTCGCTTGGTTCTATCCAAAAGTTGTTCGGGAAAATTAAGGAGATCCGTAACACTGAGGTTGTTGTTAAGCCAAACGACATCCCTGTTGGCCCCGCCCGTGAAGGTGAGTCAAACTTTGGAAAAGCTAGTATAGATCCGGCTAGATATTGTCACAATGTATGCGAGGTTAGACTTGACGGTAAGTTCAAACAACATGCCACCTTTGTTGATGGTTGTTTTTGGACTACTCGCCATAATATCCCTGATGCTGCATTTTCTGATAGTATTGTCGAATTGTGGACCTTTGGTGAGAGCCCTGTCCAGATCATTTACTCAAAATTTGAGTCACTTGGTGTGAATGACAGTGCACGATTCGTTGGCCCATTCTGTGTCCTTGTTGATGGGAAGAAGATTCCCCTCAGCTTCTCAGATTTCAAAATCATTCGCCATAAATGTGGTCCTGCACCTATTGATGGGGCGCTTGTTGCTTTCGTTGATCCTAGTGGAAAAGTTTATCCCGGCAATGTTGTTGGTAAGCCTACAGTTTATTCAACCACAGATGCATGTGGTAATGTTCTTGTTACACAAATCATTGATGTTACTGCCCCCACTCCCATTAATGCTGGTTCGTGTGGCACTCTTTTAATTAACTGTGCCACTGGATCTATTATTGGTTACCAGGCGTATGGCCCTCCATCTGGTCAGAATGTGAATGGGGTTGTGTTGATTGCTCCGATCAAGGAGATGTTTCCCACCACCCTTCCTTTAAATGGGAAAGCCCCGACAAAGTCGCACTAGTGCGGCATTTGTCGGGGCTCTCTTTTTACACGAGTTCCCCACCGGAAATCATTGTTTTTGATGAACCGGTTCGTGTTAAAGAGAACTATTGGGAGGTTGGATTTGCTCCTGGTTATGTGTACCCGCAAACCAATAAGTATGTTCCAGCCGAACACTTTAAAGCAGTCATGCAGTTTGGTTCCGACCAATATGCACTGTCACATGTTGAACGTATAGACGAGATAGAGAAATCCTATCGTAAGTACGCTGAAGTGTGTGACCTTAGAGATAAGGCTCTGCTTGATAGAGTTGTTCCCCTGATAGAGCCCGTTATGTTTGAGATCTGGGGTGATGCCCTCAAGGCACCCATGTTAAGTCCTCCTGAAGTAGTAGGATTACAAGAGTTAGAGAAAGGTTCTGGTATTGCCTGTTCGTCATTGAAAGGTGCATGCTGGAATGCTAACCCTGCTCTTGCCTATGAAACGCTTGAACACCCTGAACTATTTGACGACCAAGTCATTTTATGGATGGTTTCTGGTAAATTAGAGGTTCGAGATGTCATTAAAGCTTGTCGTTGCTATGTTATTGCACCGATGCCGCATTCTATGATCATTCAAAAGTTTTGTAAGAGACAAAACATCAACATTATGGAGCGTCGTTTTGAACTCCCTTCTGCTGTTGGTATGTCCGTTCCTTCTGAATGGTATAATTTGCGACAGAGGTTGCATCGATATGAAACATCTGCTTACAAGATGAAATATTTCTTGGCTGATATCCGACTCTTTGATTCCCAGCAATATCGTGCATTCTTTGATGTTGTTCGGGGCATTAGGTCAAAGGGTTTAGGCCTTAGGGAAGGTTCCAAAGATTACAAGTCATTTGCTAGTCAGTATTCGAAAATTATAAATCGATTTGCTATACTTCCGAGTGGTAAAATTGTGTATACAAAAGATGGCAATCCATCCGGTAGTGCTAATACTACAACCGATAATGGAATGATATCTGTTGCACAACTTGCAGTCTGTTGGTATGTTGAACACGGTGACTCAATTGTTGGCTTTCGGGCCTTTATTCAGCGTTGTTCATACCTTACCTTTGGGGATGACTTGATAGCGGGGATCACGTGCTTAGAGGATGAACTCTTTTTTCGGCGTCTTCCTTCGGTCTGAGA